GGCCACCCGCTCTAACTCAACCTTCTCTCTAGTAAGGGCTTCGGCTTTGCGGCGCTCGTCATGACGGCCATGGGTCAACTCTTTAAGGCGTTTTTGAACCTTAGCACTATAGTCGTTTAGCTCGTCCTCAGTAGGCTCTTCGATCTCTTTATCTAGCGGTTTACGCCCACGGTCCTTCTCAGGCGTGTCGTCTACGATCTCGATTTCAGTCTTGTCCTCTGCGCCTTCTAGCTCAAGCTCGATCTCGGACGGTTTTTGGTTTTTCTCATCGGGAAATTGATATTCTTGCATGGTTTACTCCTTATTTGCGTCTAATGCCGCGAGGGTCTTCAACAACAGCCTCAACAGAATCATCGTTTATCAGGCGGAACTCTTTGCCGTGAATAATTAGCCTAGAGCCCGAGTTCGGACGTACTAAAACAAAATCGCCTTCCTTGCACCACGGGCCTGAACTGAATCGCTCTGGGTCTGCGTAACAATCAGGGCCAATTGCAACCACAAACAACACCGTGGTTAGCACTTCTTCATAACGCACGGTCTCATCGGCTTTGGCAATACCGCTCTCGAACTCCTTTTCGACATCAGGAATGGCACATAACATACGGTACCCAGAAGGTTTGGGGAGTTGGGAAGCCTTAGCCTCTGTGTTAATTGCTCCGATAATCTGAGGATTATCTGGGTTTGTCGCGATAAGTATCTCACTCATCGTTGTTCTCCATCGTTTCTTTGAGGTCCAAAAGGTCGCGTTCTGCATGGGCTAGGCCCTCAATTACTCCACACAGACGTTGGTACTCTTCGTAGCTACGGCATGTGCCCGTAGAAACAGCGTCAGCAATATCATTCATACGTTCCCGATATTTGCCGCGTAGTAGATCAATAATGTCCATTCATTACTCTCCTTTCGTTTGTTGCGTTTGTTGCGTTTGCACTGATACCTGTGCTTTGGTCTTGGCGACGTCAATACCCATTCGCATTCCCTCTGCTTGGTTTCGAGCCTGCATCTCTTCGGCTTTAAGCCCTGCCTTTAGCATATCTAGCTGTTGTTGCGACTCCAGCTTTGCCCTAACCTGAGCAGTCTGCGAACCGATACGTAAACCTTCTTTCTCCATATCAGCCTGCAATTTTTCGCGCTCTAATGCCAATTTATCAGCGTCTGCCGCAACGTCAGCCATCATCTTTTTCTCTTTGATCTCGACTTCTTTCATCTTGATCTGCATTTCTTGCTGCTGCATTTGAATGATCGGATCTTGTTGCGCTTCGGCGTTTTTCTTAGCTTGGGCTTCTGCTTGATGTTTACCAAGCAACTGACCTGCTGCTTCCGCTGCCAAACGCGACATTTGTGCTTCTACTTCTTCGGTCATCTCAGTGTCTGGGTGAGGTAATGTGACACCCATCTGGCGTTGGATTTGATCTCTGTAAGCAAAAGCAACGTGCTCGGTAATATGCGCATTTGCTGCTTGCATTAAGACCTGCGCCTGTGGGTTCTGACCCATGACTTGCATCAACACAGGATCCTGCATTGCTGCCATATGGACTTGGATATGCGCCTCGTGGTCTTGGTACATAAAGGCTTTAACAGGTTTACCGTTAAGAATGTCCATGTTCTCACTGATAGGATCAACCGGCTTCTGGTCTTCATCTAACGGCACTAACTCGGCTGCGTCCTTAATATTTAAGACATCCAACATCTGCCGATGCAGCTTAGGCAGGTTGTAAATCTGTGGCGCCATCTGAGCCAACTGAATCACCGCTTGATACTGCACTACCCGCTGAGCCAATGTACTGGCGTTAGGATCACTGACAGGGATAATCTCTACGTGGCTGTAGTCCTCGCGCCGAGCGTGGATGTGTCCGTCTTCTGGCTCGTAGTCATAACTTTCAGAGGCGTGGTCTCGGATCATTACCGCAAGGAGTTTGAGTTCCTGCTTCATGGCGAAGTGCATACGTGCCTGAACAGCCGACATCACCTTTAAGTTACGCTCGATTAACGCAAGTGTTGTACCCACTGGGGCCTGTGCCGACATATCCGACACTTTCATATCTGGGCTAGCTGCGAACCGTCGCGCTTCTTCCGAGATAATACCCAGTAGTGATAGCAGCGCTTGTGACGGCTCCTTGTATGGCAACGGCATGATATTGTCACGCAACGCACCAGAGGACACATCCACATCACGGAACTCGCCCGGAGAAATCGGTGTGTCATCTCCCTTAATACGTAGGCCCCGAGTCTTTAAACCACCCGGTAAGTTAGATAGCGTACCTGCATCAACCAACTGACGTGTAATAGCCGTCGCTGACTTGGCTGAGTTACCAATTAAGTGCACCAAACCAAATCCGTATGACCCAAAACCCGGCACGTACTGGTAATGCACGAAATACTGGTTAGGGCGCTTGTATACTATTTGCGCTGCGCGGTTGCCCTCAGTCTTTTTAGGTACTGGGTCCCAGTTACGGCGAACAGCCAGCACATCACCCGTGTCTTTTAGGATGGTTACGACATAAGGCAAGGGAATACCCGTGGGTTCGCCATCGCTATCAACATCCTCAAAGCCCGGAATATCCAGCTCGACGTGCATCTCTAGCAGCAGGGGGCGGTCGTCATAGGTTGCGCTAAACCCGCTTTCTCGGTCTTTGGCTTTCTGAACAGGGTCAGTCTGTATGGTGGGCGTGTCGTCGATATCTATGTCTGCACGGTAAAACCCAGACTCTTGTAACTTTAATATGTCATTTTTAGTCTTACGCATACGATGTGTGATACGCTCACACATGGATATATCTGATACCCCGTAAGGGATAACTACGTCCTCTGCTGGGATAAACAGGGAGACTTGCCGTCCAATAGTGGGATCGTAGTACACTTTTTTGAACGCGCTACCCGCGATCGGTAGGTTCCACAGCATCTTCTCGTGCTCAGACCGGTACTCACGCATAACTTCCGTAAGCTGGTAATTTAAGTCCGCCTTCACTCTTTCTGCGGCCTCTTGCTTTTTACGGTCACTCTGACCGATAATCTTTGTGCGTACGGGACCGCTGGCTGGGAATGTCTCCATAATAGCTTCTGCTTGGAACCGCACTGCGGCCTCAGCAATCATCGGGTGGTGTACACCGCAGGCTCCTTCCCACGGCTCAGTACGCTCTTCATACTTTAAGCCCAGCAGCTTGATGCCTTCGGTATAGGTTTCTTCCCAGTCTTTGCGTGAAGCGATGTCGTTATCATAGGCAAGGATCAAATCCCCCGACAACTCCGCAAGCACCCCATTATCCAAACTTTCCGCCAAGTTAGCATCGAAATCCTCATCCCCTGTCTCATCGCCCGGAATGATTGTGATCTCAACTGACCCATCATCTAGCGTTACCATCTCAGGGTCAATAATCTCGATCTCCAACTCAGGAGTATCCTCGCCCAACATATTTTCCATCCCTTGCGGGGCTGCGTACAAACCTTTTTCAATAGCCATGACATATCCTTAAGTTAATAGTACGCCGCTTTTCTCGGGTACGTGATTTCATCTAGTTCGTCGGTACTTAACCGTATAAACCCACCATTTCGGAACCTTGCCAGCGCCATACTCGTGCAGTCAACCATATCATCGTGTGCACTAGCGGGGAACGACGCCACTTGCTCAATCACCTCTTCGGCCCACTTTCTACCTGCGGGATACCAAACCATGCCGGACCTAACAATGTCTGAAACTGCATTAATTCGCGCTATTTTATCCCCAGTACCCCTGTGTGGCACAAACTCTTGCACCGGAATACCCATCCTACGTAGTTCTTGGAAGAGCGGGGTACCACTGGATTTCTTCTCGACAATGAACGAGTCCGGGCTCCACTCTTGCCACTCCCGTAGGGCTAACTCCTTTAGCTCATGGAACTCTACCCGGACGTTAATCGCATTTAGCAGGATAATGTGGTTGTTACCCTCAGTTAACCGGTCATCAGAGAACACACCCCACGTCAAAAGCGCAGTAAAGTCAGCTCGGTTGTTCTTTTCGGCGGCGGCATCAAGCGTCATAATGATGTATTCGCAGGTTGGAGGGTCGTCTTTCTCCCATTTCTGCCACCATTCACGCCTAATTATGGCACCTTCCTCGGCAGTGGGGTTTTGTTGGTACTGCGCGTTCCACTGGAACACTGGCATAGACGCTTTTGTGCGGTGCAATGCCTCTAAATCAAAGAATTCAGGCCATAAAGCCTTCTCATCGTCCGTATTTTCGTTAAATATGGCTGGAAATTCAAAGAAGTTGTACTGATCTGTGCCCGTGATACGGGTCATGTCCTTGGCTAGTCGCCCTAACAGATCATTCGGGTGCCACCTTGTGTGTACAATAGCCACTTTACCCTGTGGCATCAGTCGAGTTCGCGCACCGTAAGAAAACCACTCATAGGCTTTCTCGAATACCTCGTAGTTACCATTAAGTACGTCTTGTTCTGAGAATGGGTCATCCACGATCAGGAAGTGCGCACCCCGACCAGCCAACGCTGCACCAACACCACAAGCGAAATACTCTCCACCGGCATTGGTGTTCCACCGCCCAGCACTTTTAGAGTCAGAAGACAACGTGACCGTGGGAAAGATGTTTCTATATAAGTCGCTATTGACGATGTTACGCACCTTACGCCCAAAGTCCACCGCCAAGTCAGCCGTGTGGGACACCATCAGCACCTTCTTATCGGGGTTGCGCCCCAGATACCACGCCGGAAAATATATAGACACCATCTGGCTTTTGCCGTGACGTGGTGGCACAGACACACCAATACGATCCTCGTCGCCTCGCTCCATAGCCATCAGGAGGTTAGCAAGCCTACGGTGGTGTTTCCCAACTGTATAGTTAGGATCCATGTGTTTACAGAACTCAATTAAGTCATCGTAGCATCGTTGGGCAGCTTGTCGGCTCTCAAGCTCTTCTAGCGACAACAATACTTCGGCAAGCTCATGCTCACTGAGATCATTCAGATTCGATTGCAGAAACTCAATTTCGCTAGACTGTAGCATTTTTCGGTGGGGTTATTAATATATCTGTTAACTCATCCACGCGGTCTTCTAACGCCGCAGTGTTGCTTTCGCGGGGTTCGATGTCTTGGGCTGTGGTCTTCTTACTAATTAACGAGGCGATCTTGTCCCGCACTTTCTGCTCGAGCTCTATTGTGGTTTGGTGCTTGACGGTAATCTCCGAACGCTCTGTGAACAGCCCCACCTCACTAATCTTACCTAGCAGCTCAAGCGCTCGAATTCTGTTTCGGTTACCGGGGGCGGCTTCCTCGATCAAGCTGTTAGTTACGAAAGTTCGTATCTGTGCGGCGGTCTGCGCAATTTGCACATCGTACTCAGTTAATAGGGCTCGCAGGTGCACTGCAGTGGCAGAGTTTTGCACTGATGATATTGGCGTTTGTTCTAAGAGTACTTTGCGAGCGGTAGCGTTGGTGTACCCGGTAGCCCCTTGGGGGGTCCCAAAGGTTTCGATAAACTCGGTGGAGTTAAACATGGCTTCAGCCGCATCACGCATTTGCGCATGGGCAAGCACCCCAAAACCAATAGGGGCGGCGAGTACTTCGGGTTTTAGTTCAATTTTCATGCGCGATACCTGATGGTACGTTTGCGGATATTGTATATTATTTTTTTGTATAGGGGGTACTATTTTTGGTGACGGGGGGTCTTCCCATATTGAGGGGGTGGGGGTCGGACTTTGGGGATTTAGGAATTCTTAGGGAAATTGAAAATATTTGAGCAGATTACACTGTATATGGTGCCATGGCGCGCTCGCGCTCACAGGGGGACGGGGGGCGGTACTATCACTCGATGCCCAAAACTATCACTCGATGCCCATACAAATTCCTCATACCGGTATGAGATTTAACCAATAGTTGACATCGTGACCGATATCGTTTATAATGTAGTTATAGTCACCTAACGACTATATCAACTAACTAATCAAAGGGTTACATCATGAAAAACGTTACAACTAACATATCCGCCGCTAAACTCTCGGCATCGTTCAAAGTACACGCAGAAAACCTGCTAATCGAAGTACAGACAATGATTGACACCAAAGCCAACATCGCCCGGTCTCTCGACCTAATGCGTAAAAGCAAGGTATCATTAGGAAAATCCCGTGCTACTTGTGCAATGTTGGCATTCATATACGATGGACTAACCCAATTGAAAGACGCAAAGGGTAAACCCCTAAGTGCTAACACCTGCCAAAATTACCTGAGTGAGATCAAGCGATCAGTGACAAAAGGCACCGATTTTAATCTCAATAGTTCACGCAAAGCCAAACCAGCGGGACAATCACAAACGCCCAAGGCCAAAGATAAGGCCGCACTGACCGAAGGGAACGCCCTAGATATCCCTGATGACGGAATGGCCGTTAAGACGGGCGCCTATAAATCAAACGATGATGGAATGGCAAGTGAGGAAAAGCCAGCAGTCGTTAAGGTAGGCGCGTATAAATCAAACGATGACGCAATCGCGGCGATCAAGCAAGCGATCCGAATGGTTAAAACACAATGCACCATCGCCCAATGGAAATCCATTGCAACCTTGTATGGCGCCACTGCAAAGCTTGCCGACTGAAACCTAATACCCGTATGAGTTTTATGCCCCGCCTCGGCGGGGTTTTTTATTGCCCTGCCTCGGCGGGGTTTTTTATTGCCCTGCCTCGGCGGGGTTTTTTATTGCCCAAAACTATCACTACTATCACTTTTGGGGGTTGTGTGTGTCATCGGGGGTTGTGTGTGTGTCATCGGGGTTTTTTATTGCCCAAAACTATCACTACTATCACTTTTAGGGGTTGTGTGTGTCATCGGGGGTTGTGTGTGCCAGCAATCCCTCATACCTGTATGAGATTTATAATGTATAATATATATTCTATTTAACGGAGATTTATAATGGCTCGAGAAAACTTCAAAGACATACAGGTAACCGTGGAGGGTGAAACCAAGACCTTACAGCAGTGGGCAGCAGACTTAGGGCTTAACTACATGACGGTGTGTGCGCGATACCGAAATGGCAAACGAGGTGGTGAGTTACTACGTCAGACTAACCCAGCAACCACCCAACCAGCAGACCTGCGAGGACTACTTGGTGACGATGTGTTTGGTATGCTCGTGGAGCGTGCGCAGGAAGTGGGCTTGCAGCCTTTGAGCCTAGCAAGGTATCTAATACAGCAAGGATTGTTGGAGAAAACGACATAGATGGCACCGAAACCCTCCGCTTCGGCGGAGTTCCGTTTGAAGTTCCAAGTTCCAAATTATATCGTTATGTTCCGGAACCACATCATAACTACCACAATTGATATTGGAGATACTAACAGCCATGAGTTGCAGTGAACAGCGCTAAATATATTATAATTATAGGGTCTTTTACTTACTTATATATATATATATTATATTATTATATATATACCAAAGAAGTTCCAGTACGCGAATCTAAGTTGACCGGCACGCTCCGCTAGGGTTTTCGGGACTTCTGTATAATTGGACTTTTTTAAACTCCGTTTTGGTGGTTCCGGCAAAATACCCCTTTCGTAGGTCTCTCCCCCCGGAACTTCGGAACTTTTGAACCCTCGCTCCCCCAAAACCCGCGTCTTTCCTACTCCTGCGAGTTCCAGCACCCAACCCCAAATCGGAACTTCATTAGGAACATCGGAACTTCCAAATCCCATTTATCCCCAAACCCTCCACCATATCCCCCACAACTATCACACTTGACACACTTGACATCACCACTTAAACAGGCTATAATAACAATAGTGGCTGGGAAATCCCGTGTCCACCAAGTTCCAAAACCTCATACACGTATGAGAAACCAACCAACAAACGAGGAGCACCAAATGCCTGCCAACCAAACCACTGCCACCATGAGTCCTGAGTTGTTCAAAGTACTCTACGTCAACGACTGGATCAGCCCCAAGCGGCCCACGCAAGAAGACCTAGACACTATGGGTGCCATATTCAAACGCCACCGCCCATGGTTTGCTGAACAAACCCGCACCCGCAAGTGCCACCCCGCAGTAGTCGAACTGCTACAGACGAACCCCAATGACCTATTGCAGTATGTCAAAGACTGGCGCGAACTGATGCTTGAGTGGCCACACCGTAGCCAAGAGGAACCTGATAAGGTCGCATACACACAGTCCGAAGATAAAGGTGTGCGAGACCTACAAACCCGCACCACATTGGGTAAGTACCTGCGCCGACATATGCCTGACTGCCCTGACCACACATTGCGAGATTTCGTGGCTAAATTTGTCATCACACAAGGCACCTGCCGTATCACCACCGACATGCCCGAGATGATCGACATTATTAATAACGGCCCCGTGTCTTGCATGGCAGGTGAACACTTCCCAGACCGAGACGAGACCAACCACCCATATAGTGTCTACCAACCGAAGTATGGTTGGGGTTTGGCCTATCGTAAGTGCGACGGGGTGTATACCGCACGGGCACTGGTGCACGAGATGGACGGGGTTAAGACCTTTGTGCGATCATATATGCGCCGTGAACATGACCACCAGTACTCACAAGCGGACAATATACTAGAGGCATGGCTGACAAGCCAAGGGTATGAGCACTGCTCAGAGTGGGCACATGGTGCGAAGTTGGCTGCCATACCCACAGGCGAGGCTGAGACGTATATCATGCCGTACCTAGATGGGCGCGATAAGGGTGTGACGTTGCGCCAGTGTGCCACGCATGGTGAGTATTTTAAGATTAGCGAGGACGGGGAATTTGAGGCGGACTCCACCAGTGGTGAGTTGAGAATGTCCGAGGGGGTGCAGTGTGGCTGTTGCGGGGATAGGTATCATGAGGAGGACTTGCACACAGTAGAGTATTACCAAGATTTGGACGTGTGCGAGTACTGCCTGTCGAGCCAATACACCTACGCCACGGGCCGCCAAGGTGACGAGTACCACACAAGGGACAATGTGGTGCACTGCGAGAGCGATGATAACTACTACGTCGCAGAGTACGCAGGAGACAACAATATTTATGAGTGCGCCGAGACTGGTGACTATTACCACGTGAATGATATGTGGCGGTGCACAGGGTCGGGGAATATGTACCACGAGGCCATTACGAGCCACGAGATTAACGGCGACTACTATTACCACCTGCCTGATGGGTGGGAGTTAAACTCAAACGGTGAGCTTGTAGACACGACCGAGACAGAAGAAGTAGAAACCGTAGAACCAACCGCAGTAGCTGTATAAACCTCATACACGTATGAGAAACCAACCAACAAAGGACTTACCATGACCACAAGTAACACAACCAAAACAACCAAGCTGACCAACAAGTTCATCAAGGACTACTTTAGCTACAAGCGCCCACACACAAGTGACACCGAGCGCGAGTGGATTAACAACCACATACTGCCGCGCATCAGTACCGCAGAACCCCACTTCGTTGACAGCGTTGGCAACATCCACGTAGACCTGCGCACAGACCTGACACATCGCACGTTATTCGTAGGCCACACTGACACCGTACACCGAGAGTCTGGGCGGCAAGTAGTCACCGTGGGTAAAGATGGCGTATTGCGGGTAGCTGACCCACTGGCTACTAACTGCCTTGGTGCTGACGATGGTGCGGGTGTGTTGGTGCTGTTGGCGCTGATCGAGGCGGTTGTCCCTGCGTACTACATATTTACTCGGGGTGAGGAGCGTGGTGGCATCGGGGCAACATACTTAGCAGAGCATCACTCAGAGTTACTGAGTCAGTTCGACCGCGCCATTGCCTTTGATCGCAAGGGTACCAGTAGTGTTATCAGTCATCAGGGGTACGGGCGGTGTTGCTCGGATGCGTTTGCTGATGCGCTTAGTGATGCGTTGACTGATGACGTACTGATGTATGCACCTGATGATACAGGTGTCTATACCGACACCGCAGAGTTTGTATCGTTCATACCCGAGTGCACCAACATCAGTGTGGGGTATATGAACGAGCACACAACCAAAGAGATACTAGACCTCAAGCACTTAAAGGCATTGATCGCCCAAGTACTGACTATCGACTGGGATGCCTTACCTACTGAGCGTGACCACAAGGTCAAGGATAAAGCTGTGCATGAGTACGGCATGTGGAACGACAACTACAACTACAACTACAACTACAACTACAACGTAACTCCCGACTCAGCGTTTGCCATCACTGACTACAACAGCGAAGCATACGGCGCTTGCGAGGCAGCTTTGCACCATAACCCTGACGACCTGATCTATATGATGTGTTGCGTGGTTAACCCTGCTGACCCTGATGAGTTGTACGAGATGCTGTGGGATGTACCTTGTGGCGAGGTCAACGTCAAGAACTGCATGAGAGCATTGGACTATGCCGAGGACGATGAGCAAACCGATCGGGCACTACTAGATTTGTACCAAGCCGTGGTGTGCGACGCCACATATAACTAAGGAGAAGTGAGATGAGTAAGTGGATTGATGCTGCTGTATGGGTAGTGCTGTGGACTATCCTGCTCGGTTTCTTTTGGTTCCTGTTGGACTTTGATTTAATCGTGAGATAAGGAGAGATGTAATGCTAGTCAGTGCTTATATGCAACTAACCAATGAGGACAGGCTCTACGTGTTCAACCCATACAACGTACTGTACATAGACCCTGATGGTGTGCTGTTTGCCAAGGATGTGTATCGTAGGTTTGTTGCCGGTGAGTACGAGAACGTCATGATTCAACTAAACGGTGACATTGACAATGTCAATAGGTAATGCTATAATGTAGTTATGGTGTTGGAGAGCACCATGTATCAACCAACCTTACAAACCTCATACACGTATGAGAAATTATTGGAGAGAGTTATGTACATGCATGAAATTGACGCAGGCACAATCCCTGTGATCGACACCCCTACCCTACAATCCTCAGCCATGTTGCTGTCTATACATATCAGTATGTACACGGGTCGCAAGTCAGACAAGAAAACCCGTGAGCAAGTCATCAGTGCTTCAGGTGCAGGTTCCAAGGCCGCTGCCAGTGTGTACAAGTCATTGTTTGCAGGTGACGCAGATTTAGACGCTATCAATACTTTTCAGGCTAAGGCACGGCGAGACATTGCCGCGATGACCCTACCATGGTCGGATGCGGGTGTGCGCTTGGTATCAACCAAGAACTTCTTTGAAGTGTCAGCACTTCTATCATCACTGCGCCACGAGTTCTCAGCGCTTGTCAGCAACTTTGTTACCGGCTACTCCATCAAGGTGAGCAACGCGGCCTTCGCACTAGGGGATTTGTTTGACCGCAACGAGTACCCCGACCCCGTGGACATTGCCCATAAGTTTTCGTTCTCATATTCGTTTGAGCCAGTACCATCGGTCAATGACTTTCGGGTAGACCTGCACAACGAAGCCATTGATATGCTCAAGACCCACTACACCAACACGACCGAGCAACGACTACAAACGGCTATGCAGGATGTATGGGAGCGAGTCATCGATGAGGCCACACGCTTGCGCGACAAGATGATTGTGCCAGAAGAGGGTAAGCGCCCACGTATCTTTGCGTCTACGTTCTCAGGGTTCCAAGACCTGATTGGTTCGCTTGAGGCACTTAACATCACCAACGACCCCAATCTAGAAGATGCCCGGGTACAGTTAAAGAACGCCCTAGACCCTGTGGACCTAGACTCTATCCGTGAGAGTCCCGAGGTGCGCGGTGCAGTCAAAGAGCAGATGCAACGGGTACTGGATAAGTTCGCGTACTAAGCCCCCTACCACAAACCAACCAAAACCTCATACGTGTATGAGAAACCAACTGGAGAGTACCATGCAAGACTTATACAGAAACATCAAACGTGCAGACTTGGTTAACGCCATTGCCACATTGGGTAACGAGATTAGTTTCTTGGTCGAAGGGCACATCGGCAGTTCCAAGTCATCACTGATACATGACCTGACCGATATGCTACCCACGCATACCCCCGTGTACATAGACATGACATGTATCGCAGACTCAGGTGACTTCCAACTACCGGCGCTGGACCACGAGAACCAAGTCAGTAAGTTTTATCCCAACGAGTCACTGGGACTACACACCGGCAAGCCCATGATTATCATGTTCGATGAGTTGGGTAAGAGTTCGCAGAGTGTGATTAATGCGGTGTTACCTGCGCTTAATGAGAGACGGTGGGGCAACGTGTACTTTCACCCCGATACGATTGTGTTCGCCACGACCAACTTAGGTGCTGAGCGTGTTGATGATGTTATCAAGCCCCATGTGTTTAACCGCATCACCCGTGTACGCATGGCCAAGCCCACGGCTCAGGACTACCTCATCTATAGTCAACAGCACAATGCTCACCCTATTGTGTCGGCGTGGGTAGACCGTAACCCGCAGTGTTTTGCATCATTCGAGGACGTGAGCGACCCTGCCGAGAACGAGTATATATACCACCCCAAGATGCCTAGGGCGGCGTTTGTCACGCATCGTTCAATGACCCGTGCCAGTGTGATTATGCACAAGCGTGAGGTGTTGGGTGATGATGCAACGACCCATATGTTGTGTGGCACGATCGGGGCACCGGCAGCACTTAGCTTGATGACGTTCGCAACACTAGCCGATCAGTTGCCTACCCGCCAAGAGATTATTGCTAACCCTGATGCCGCTCAAGTGCCCGATAGCCCCACGGCCATGGTGTTGTTGGTGTGCCAAGCACTGCATTGGGTGGAGCGCGACACGTTACCTAGCTGGATGAAGTACCTCAATCGTTTTCCAATCAATGAGCCCAAGGCGTTGTTCGCCCTACAGTTAACTCACAGCAAGAAGAAGATTGGTTGGGCGAGCAAAGTGCAGTCATTCACCGACTTTAACCGCCAGTACGCGCACCTTTACGGAGCCTGATATGGATCCCTTATACACACCACAGCAACGTATCGAGCAGGCTAAGGTATCGCTGTTCCGCCATGCCAACTTCGCGCACATGGCGGGGCTGTTTATGATCGGCAAGACCGAGGTTACTCGAGACACCCCCACCGCACAGACTGATGGTCGCAATGTGCTGTTTAACCCTGAGTTTATACAGGGGCTTACTGATGCAGAGTTGCGGGGGCTTATCTACCATGAGTACGGTGGGCACATACTGTACCAGCACTTAACAGCGTTTCGTTATATGCATGATATTGACGCGCCTTTAGCCAATGCAGCGTGTGACTACGTTATCAATCAGTCGATCAAAGACTTTGGCATACCAGACTTTATTAAGTTACCCTCGGGGGGCTTACAAGATGATCGGTTTCAGGGTATGGACAGTAAGCAAGTGTTCGACATACTACGCGCCGAAGGTACGAAACTACCTGATGGGTTTGACAATCATGATTGGGAAGGAGCACAAGCGGCAACCCCCGCTGAGCAAGATGCGTTAGGTAAAGAGATAGCCAATGTAATGCGTCAAGGTGTTATGGCCTCTACGCTGTTGGGTAACCCCGTGGATCGTAGTTTGTGCGAGTGGCTTAACCCACAGGTAGATTGGCGTGAGTCGTTGCGAGATTTTCTTACAACGTGGTGTGTGGGCAATGAGCACTCGACCTACCGCAAGCCCCGCCGCCGTATGATGGCAAGCGACATATATCTACCCACGGCGTACTCCAACTCGTTGGGCTCAGTGGTAGTGGCTATAGATACTTCATGGTCTATATCGGATGAGGTGATCGGGGCGTTTTTGTCGGAGGTGGTGGACTTGTGCGAGACGGTAAACCCTGAGCAACTACACCTACTATATTGGGGCACACAGGTAGCAGGGCATGAGACCTACACACGCGACAATCTATCTACTATGCGTGAATCCACTAGCCCTCAGTCTGGTGGTGGAACAGATGTAAATTGTGTAGCAGAGTATTTGCAGGAACAACAACTATCACCCAACTGCGTTGTGGTGTTGACCGATGGTCATTTGGCAGGAGATTGGGGGCAGTGGTCGTGTCCAGTAGTTTGGGTGATTACGTCGTCTACTGTGGCAGAGGTAGGGACAACCATTAGATTGACAATGTAAATATAGGAGGTTATATTAATGCAAAGGGAGAGCGCACATGCAAGATGTCACATCGTTATGGGTGCGGGTAGAGTTAACCCCAGACACGAGGGTATCCAGCTATCAATTGTTTGCTAACTCTAGGTTAGAGCATGGAGAACTGACGTCGACCAGTATCGGTACGGTGTATGTTTCACCACCTAAACGTGCTACAGAACTACCACGGGTTATCGCTGATCCATTGACCATTGTGATTATGCATGGTGGTGAGGTCGAAGATGTTGGGGCGATGCTCACTGGAGGGCGTTGGCGTTCCTTAGGTACCGCCGCATGGTTGTACGATGTGTCAATGAATTACACAACACTATATGAAATCGCAAAGGAGCAGTCATGGGTAAAGAGCACAGCAACAATACAGTCACGGGCCATGAACGAATTGTTAGACCGCCTGAGGGGGTCCGAGATAGAACGTATGTGGGGTTCAGTTTAGAGTCAGTTGTGTACAGGGAAGGGGCGTTGGATATACTACGCGCACCCAGTCGATACGGTAGTTTATTAGTAGCTTCACCACTAGCAATCAAGGAGAGCAGTAATGGCTAAAACCAAAACGAAGTCGGACAGAATAATAACCTTATTGGATCATGGAAAATCAGTCGCAGAGATTGTTAAGATTACTAAATACAGCCCATCAACGGTGTACGGTGTACGGTGTGCGTGGAAAGCATCGAGCCAACCAGAAGGTGGCGTCAGGGATCACCACAATCACCCCCAAGAGTCCGTTGCATCAAACAGGTATTGCGGGGCTACGAGTGCCAAGAGCTAATGTGGTTGCGGCGGTGGCACCACCCCCTACACCCAAAACGTTCTGGCAGAAAGTTGGCGATTGGTTTAAAAATCTATGAAGGAGAGCAACATGGCATCAAGCCTAATGGAAGTAAACAGCACGTTTAAGTACACGTCCGGCGGCAACGTGCAGTCGGTGTGGAAGAAGTACGGATGGGTTCCCCCAACCGAGTACCGAGATGA